GCCATACTTGTGTACGAGTAAAGTATTTTACATCTCTAGCAGCCATGCGATCATGTCCATTAAGAACTAATTTCCAGTTACCAGAATCTACAGCAGTAGGAGTAGCAATACTGGCAGACACGGCAGCAGAACCAGGAGCACCAGTCCATACAAGTTCTTTAACTGGGTGATTGAATGTAAGATCCATTGAACTAGAATCATTGAAATTTTGGTGTTGAACTTGTTCAATAAGGTATTCATGCGATACCTGAGCGAAACGTCTACGTTCATCAGTATCTAGATAGATGTAATCAGCCCAAAGTTTGATTCCAGAAGCGGGGGTAACATTATTATTGGGACCACCGAGTTCAGCATCAGTAGCAAGTTGGATAGATACTTTGACTTCATGGTATTGAAGAGCAATAAGAGGAAGAGCAAGTCCTGGATTGCGATTGAACCAGAATTGTAATGGAACATGAACAAGACCTGGAGCAACGGTGGCACCTTGGACACCACCAGCAGCACTCATTTTTTGATAAGGGGTAAAAGCAGCAGTAGCTCCAGTCATACCTGCAGTTACAGCTGTGTCTGTAGCAACTGAATTTGGTTCAGTAAGTTCAGCCCATGTTTCGAGCCAGTGACCATAGTGTTTGTCAATTTGTTGACCACCAATTTCACATGTAACTTCTTTAAGTAAAGTATTACCTGGATTAGGACAAGCATTTGTTTGTGATTTTAAATCAGCTTCAACATACATTCTACCGACAAGATCACCATTTCTGGAAACAGTGGCAACAACTTTGTTTCCAACCGAAGCGGAACCATTAAGAGTTTGTTCAACAGACTCCATAGCGAAGTTAGTGTGTCTGCGGTAAACTACTTTGAAGAAAGTAATTTGAGGATTACCAGTAAGATAGATATCTTGAGCGCCATAAGCTACGAGTTGCATTAAACCTCCACCCATATTTTTTTATACTATATACTAAGAAAATAATTTTTCCAAAATAACTTAAAAAATAATTTATATAAAGAATAAATTTATTAAAATTTGTATAATGTAAATGAATAGTAATAATAAAAAACCAAAAAAGAATAAACGAAGATGTAATTATGAAAAAACTACTCACACTCTTGATGTATGTCATGAAAAACAATTAGATAAATTTAATAAAGAATACAATACTATAAATAAACTAAAAAAAGATTTAAAGAGCATAGAAAAAAAAATAGCAAATATTGAAAAGAATAAATCTAATAATAATACAAGTGATGAAATTTCTAATAATCTTAATACTTTATTTGAATTAAACAAAAATAAAAAATCTATTCAAGATAAAATTATTTTACTTGAATCTAAAAAAGATGAATTAGAATATTTAACTGAAACTTCAGATATTTTATTTAATTATTATGATACTATTAAATCTAATAATGAAAATTCTAGTAATGTAAAGCAAATAATAGATTTTTTCAATATGGATAATATAGAAGATTCACAACAATCTAAAAGAAAAAATAGTCTTGATGATAATCAAAACAGATCACAATTATTAGAAAACTATTTATCAACTACAGATAAAAATTATATTAATAACAATCTAAAACAAGTTGAAGATAAATGTCGTCATTGTAATTCTGAAAATATTAATGAATTACTTAATGATGGTATATTATTTTGTAATGATTGTAATACTATTGAATTTATATTAACTGACAATGAAAGACCTAGTTATAGAGATCCCCCTAAAGAAATTAGTTATTTTAGTTATAACAGAATTAATCACTTCGACATTGGAGTGAAACAGGAAGCATTAAAAGTGTGTATCTTCCTAGTATTAATATATTAAATATTAATGCAAGACATCTCGTAGCGGGAACTTCCTAAGAGCTTTAACTACCACTTTATATTGGAAACTTTATAAAGGAACACGGTTAATTGCCGTACCCAATGGTAAAAATGTTAAAGATTGGATAATCCGCTTACCAGTATCTAAGTCCATTATGATAGGATATGATACGGTGTCAGAGACTGAACGGATGTCGGTTCTCGATGAAGTATTAATCAAACCGAGAGAGCTTAAGGTACAGTCCGGCCTATAATGAAAGTTATAGGATTAATTATATTTAAAATTTAAAAGTATCTAAAAAAATAAATTTAATTTATAAAATAATGAAAGTTGATATTTATTATATTAAAAGTCCTAGTAATAAAATTTATATTGGTCAAGCTAGGCAATATTTATCAAATGGTAAAAAATGGGGAACTAATGGAAGATGGAAATCTCATATTAATGAAGCAAATACATATCAAAACCATTGTATATTACTAGATAATGCTATTAGAAAATATAATTATTCTAATTTTACTGTTAAAACGCTAGTTACTTGTAAAAATCAAGATGAAGCAAATTTAATGGAAAAAGAACTTATAAAAAAATATAATTCTCTACATCCTTATGGTTATAATTTAAGAACAGGTGGCAATAATGCAAAAGATAGTGATTTAACAAAAGAAAGAAAAAGTAAAGCAAGAATAGGAAAGAAACATAATGAAACAACAAAATATAAAATTTCTAATAATCAAATAGGCAATAGAAGAAATACAAAAGAAAGAAAATATAATAATGATAATAAATTACCTAAATATATAGTTGCTTATAGAAAAAATAATAATATTATTGGTTATTATGTAAAAAATTTTCCGATAGCAAAGAAAAATGAAGAAAAAAAATATGCTTCTAATAAAACATTTACATCATCAAAACTTTCATTAAATGAAAAATTATTTTTAGCAAAAAAACATTTAGATTATTTAAAAAATAAATATAATTTACCGCAATGAATGGATTAATCAAACACAAGGAAAAGAAACTACTGAAATACCAGATGAAGTATTTGATAAGATTTATTTAGAATTAAAAAAGAATAAGATAAATAATATGGCAACGTTAGATTATGATAAAATAAAGAGTATATTGAAGAAGATAAAGATAAATAAATACTATGAGCATATACCATATATATTAAATAGAATAACAGGGAAAACAAATCCGCAATTAACACCAGAATTGGAAGAGAAATTGAGAAATATGTTTAAAGAGATTCAAGTACCATTTTTGAAACATTCACCACAAAATCGTAAGAATTTCTTAAGTTATTCATATGTACTACATAAATTTCTAGAACTATTAGGAGAAGATAAATATTTAGAATATTTTCCTCTATTAAAATCTAGAGAAAAATTACATCAACAAGAACAAACATGGAAAAAAATATGTGAAGAATTAAATTGGCAATTTATTAGAAGTATATAAATTTACTTAATTTTAATATTAAGTAAAAATTAAAAATTAAAAATTTTAGTTTAAAGTTATGCTTAAGTTATATTCTTAAGCAAGACCGCCTACAGGCCATCCAACAAGACCAGCACCAACACCGAATCCAGCACCTTGACGAGCAGAACCACTTACTGATGGGGCGAAAAGATCAAGAAGCGAGAATGTAGCAGCGGCAACAAGACCAATGCAGACAACATCAACAACTTTCATTACTTTTCCTGGCATAACGTAGGCAGCTACAGCTACTACAAGACCTTCGACAAAGTATTTAAGCATTCTAGAGACAACTTCACGAACATCAATCATTTTTTATATTATAATAAGAGAAAAAATTTCAGAAAATTAAATTTAATTAAAATTTAATTTCTAATAATAATTTATTTTTTTTTAAATAAAAAATTACTTAAAAATATTAATTTATTATTTTAATAAAATAGTATAATGGCACAAAAGAATGAAAATCTAGTACCTGTTTCTGAAATGGATTATCTTGAAGAAGATGCTCCTATACGTGGACAGGAATATGTATGTTTATCTTTTTTATCTCCTGAAAAAGTATTAGATAATAAGGATGTATTTATTTTCAATAAATTTACTGAACATTTTTGTAAAGAAGTTAATGAACTTTTTCAAAATCTTAAAATAAAGTATCCAGATGAAGAAGATACTATTCAATCTATTGCTGAACGTTATAGATTTTTATTTAATGATAAACATATGCAAGAAGAGTATAAATATTTCTTAGATGATAAAGCAGATGAACTTAATAAGCAATTTAGTGAAACTATAGATTTTCAAACAAATGTAAGAGGTATTAAAGTAAGAGGATCGTATGCATCTATAAGAGAAGCTCAAGTAAGAAGTGAAGTTCTAAAAAGAAAGGATAAAAATCACAATATTTACATTGCACAAGTTGGATGTTGGTGTCCATGGGATCCTAATCCAGATAATATTGATGATCAACATTATTCAGAAGATAAACTTAATACTCTTATGAAAAAATATAGAGAAAATCAACAGCATAAGGATGAAGTATTTGAAGATAGAAAGAATGATATGTTAAAATCTCAACAATTACGTCATGAAAAGATTACTGAACAGAATAAATTACTAGAAGATGTTGAAAAAACTGCTACAGATCTTGAAAATACTGTTATTAATACTACTGAAACTGTTAAAGATATTGAAGAATTAGTTGAAGATGTAAATGAAAAGAACATTACAAAAACAGTTGAAGATGTAAACAAGACTGTACATGATGGAGAGAATCTAGTTAAAGATGCAGAAGAAACAATACAAGATGTTCAAGTAGATATAAACGATATAAAAAATAAAAATTTAATTACAAATTCTGGTGTAGGTGCAGATAATACAGTAGTTGAAAATTATAATGAAGAAAGTGCTAGTACTGAAAAAGTATTTGAATCAGGTGATGCTTGGTTAGATCGTAAACAAGAATAAAAAAATAATATAACTTAATATTTTGTTTTAAAATTTATAATATATATCTATTGAAATTTTATATAAAATATAATATAAAATTATATTTTATTTTAATATAATAATAATGAAATTATTAATACTTTTTATTTTCTTTTTTGGTATTCTATTAGTTATTCATGGTATTTACGAAGAAAAAATACAATCATTAAAAAAAGATGTTAGAGTAGAGTATAGATTTATACCTAGATCTTATTATGATGAACAAATATTTTCTAATCAATTTTCATCCAAATTTAGTAATTTATTTGATGAAGAACAAAATAAATGGTCTGCTAATCAAAGATTAATTAATAATGAAAATAATAATGGAAATAATAATGAAAATAATAATGGAAATAATAATGAGAATAAATAGGTAAATTATAATGATTTA